TTTAGCCCCTTTTCACGTAGTTAATAAATAGCTTACGTAGTGTACTATAGGTAATAACTGTTAGCTACTATTCCGTTAACTTTCTATAGGTGAGTAACTTGCAGCGATTTAGGACGAAAATCAAAATAACTAGGATGCCCTACTTAGGACGGCCCTAAATCGCCCTTGGGATGAAAATGATACATTATTGACTGTATTAATGTCGGTAATACATTACATGTTAATAACCCCATTTACAATACATATACATATATAAATATATCTTAGTTAGTTAGTTATCGTAGTGAACCCTGTAGGCAATGGGGTCTGGAAAACAAAAGCACTAGGAAGAATTGTAAAGTGTTCAAAATCCGGTGTGTTATACGTAGTGTTTCGTGCCGCCTAAATTTCCCTACCATGGCAGCGGCGAAGCGCGTTAGAATCACTCCAGGCGATTCACTGCGACTCCGACAAAGCACCACAAACTACAGCGCTGTTAGCCCAGGCAGCTAGCAGCGCTGTTGTCACGCTCTCCAGTGGCACCGTTGAACTGGGACCCATGCCTGATTTGGAGCTTATTGCCTTTGGACGTTTGTATGTTATCAGAAGCAGAAGCAGGCCGCTTAGAGAATTGGGGACTGTGGCCATGTTGCAAAGCTCATCACCATGTCAAAAAGAACAAAGCAGCCGCAATGGTTGCTGCGGATACGCATCGCTATGTTGGCGGCAAGGATACTGCCGTTGACAGTCCCACCACAATGATCGTTGAACTCAACAACACCAGACCCTGGAAACCAGTGCAGGCACATATGCCCGATGGGCGTCCTGTTATTGGCTTCAAAGTTTGGGGTCTGCCAAGGACATTATGAACAAGCGAATGGTTGTAGTTATGTTCGCTTTGCTTATGGCTGCTGCTACATTGACAAGCAAAGCATCAATCAGTGGAAGTGATCCACGGCCATGTCCTAGTAGTACGAAAGTGCAAAGCACTACGCAGTTCAAGCCCTGTATTACGCCACAAGGCTGCGTTGGTGATTGCTTCAGAGTTCGTATTGATGTTAATTACATCTTGAAATAGAGGACGCTGTAGAGCGGCCAGTGAGGGCAATTGGCATTATTCCTGTGGAGTCTCAGTAGAGATACCCGACAGGCGTTCTCAACAACGTTCATTGGGAGATATTTTTATGGCCACTGCAAAGAAGAAGGCCGCATCCACTGCGTCCAATTCTCATGCGGCGCGCCAAATACACGTTGCCAAGCCACATACGCGCGCGCGCATTGAACACCGTGCAATGCTGCAAAAGAAGGCAGAGCCGATCGCTGAGGCACTGAGTACTTACAATGGCGAATATACTGCTGAGCTCGGCGAAGCCTTGTTCAAGTTTATAGTGGAAGGCATTGGGCTTGATAACATCACTACCCTTCCTAACATGCCTCCGCTGTACGACATGCTGAAGTGGATCGCAGATGAGCAGCACCCATTCAGTAAGGTATACAAAGATGCTAAGCAGTTACTTATAGCGTTGTATGAAGAGCGTGGTCGTGACGTAGCGCTCAGGCCTATGAAGACAGTGCTGCGTAGGCGCTACCAGGTTGTCACAAAAGATGGTGAGGTTGAAGACCTCGAAGAAGAGCGCGAGGTTGATAATGTTGAGCGTAGTAAGTTAGCGTTTGCTGCTTACCAATGGAGCCTCAGTCACTTAGCACCAAAGAAGCACGGACGCAGGGCTGAGGACGAAGGTGGTGGTAAGAATGAGCAGCTGGAAGCGTTGTTCAATTCTCTCAAGCAAGGACCAGCTCAGTGAGAGTAGAGCCGAGAACGCCAGTCAAAGTACCAGCTGCCTTGATGAGATTGTCTACCACTTGCGCCAGACAGTTGTGCAAACGCTGCCACAGCTTAAAGTGTCCTTGTGCTTGCCATAGGGTGCTGACGAAATGAGCAGCGACAGCGCAATCATGAAGCCGTTCGGACGCAAAGCGCATGACTTCATCATGCGTGATCCGAAGTACGACAAAAAGTACACACTAGCTGAAGGCTCAGTACGTAGTAGCAAGACCTTCATGCTGGATGCCAAGACGATCGTTCAGCTGACACGCTACAAGTTGCCGCCCAACGCTAAGAACATCATGACGGGTGCTACGAAGCAGACTTTGTATCGCAACGTGCTGCTCGATCTGTTTAACATCGTTGGCAAGAATAACTATCACTACAACAGCTCGAGCGGCGAGCTACAGCTGTTCGATAAGAAGTGGTTCGTCATCGGTGCGAAGGACGAAGCATCATACAAGCAGATACTTGGCTCCACAGTAGGCTTGTGGGTTGGCGACGAAGTAGTTGAATACCCAGAGAGTTTTATTGCGCAGATGTTCATGCGTATGTCGCCGCCTGGTGCGCGTGCCTATCTCAGCACTAATCCAGGCAATCCTTACTCCTACCTCAAAAGCAAAGTCATCGACGATGCTGAGTTCGAAGGCCGCTTAGAAGTCCTCCACTTTACGCTTGATGACAACCCTAACATCGATGCTGAGACCAAGGCTGACATCGTAGCATCGCAGAAGGGCGTGTTCAAGCTTCGTTACATCGATGGTCTTTGGGTTGTAGCAGAAGGTTCGATCTACAGAGACTCCTGGGACGAAGAACAGAACACTTGCGGCGACGTAGCACGCAAAGAGAAGATCGGTGGGCGCGTTATTGACGTAGTGGCTGAGCCCATCACGTTGAAGAATGCAGGCGGCTATGTTGACCGCTGGTATTCTATCGACGCAGGTGTAGACCACCCACAATGTCATCTTGAGTTCTACGACGACGGTGATGTCGTCTGGGTAACTCGAGAGCAGCGCTGGGACAGTCGCAAGGAGATGCGGCAAAAGACTGATGGTCAGTATGCTGACGACTTAGAACAGTTCATGGGTGGCACTCAGTACCAAGTTATCGTGCCTCCAGAAGCTGCGTCGCTCAGAGCTGAGCTCGTGCTGCGTGGCTTTTGGGTCACGGATGCTGAGAACGAAGTAGTAGAAGGCATACATACAGTATCAACTTTATTGGCGCGGCGTAAGTTGCGTGTTAATAGAGATGGATGTCCTGAGCTTGTCAAGCGTATCCCCACTTATGCTTGGGACGACAAAGCAGCAAAGCGCGGAGATGAGCAGCCGAAGAAGGTTGAAGACGACGATTGTGACGCTCTACGTTATGGGGTGCACGGCAAAATTCAACAATGGCGGTGTACTGGTGGCAGATGAAGAGAAATTGCATATTTATCACATACGTTGTCTGACTGGTGATGGCGTTGATTACCGAATAGAGGCACATCGCATGGTGCATGACGAAGTGTCTGTATACTTCGTGCGTGACGGCAGAGTTGTTGGCTCCTTCCCACGTGCGTTTACGTGCGCCATGGATGTAACTGACAGTTTCAGCGTGCCTTCTGGAATGCAGGTAGCCAATGCCTGACAAAGTATGGGTTGGCTCTGAGCAGGATAGCGCGAACGAATGGAACGTTGTCAAAGTATTTGTTAACGAACATACTGCTAAGTTCTGGATGTACGAAGCTTCTAATCGTACGGTTGAGGCGACAGGAGTTGAGCATGCCTGATGAAACAGTTATCAATGTTCAATTCAACAAGCCAGATCTGGATGCGAAGGTCCCAGACACTGAGCTACAAGAAATAGAAGATGCGTTGATGCTGCCCAGTAGCACGACATGCAGGCGCATGGCTCGAGAACTACGCAAGTGGCGCGGAGACAAGAACCCAGATGCCGCTTGAAGACGATGACCACACTCCAAGGCATGCCTATTGGCGCAATCTGCTTGGTGCTCAATACACTGAGGAGTTAATCCGCGAAGCTCACGACATGGCAGCGATTTCGCGGAGTAAGAACATTAAATGGCTAGCTGTCCGCAAGAACGCTTCGAAAGAGGTCCCTCATGCCTACAAATCAGAATCAAGACGTTCCGCAGATACCGCCTGAATACTTAGACCGCGGTGTCGGAGCAGTGACAGATCAAAAAGTCATTGCTCGTGCTGAGAGCGAATTATCTAAGGGTCCGGAACCCATTGCTATCACAATGGACGCTCAAGAAATTGGTGCGTTCGCTGTCAGTAATATCACGCCGTACGACTTCACACAGCTACTGCTTGCCAAGCTGAAAGACGCTGGTGGCGCAGTAGAGGGCACATTGCACCTGAAGCTCGCGCA